ATTATGGCTACAAAAACGGGGGCAGCCGAACACTTTTTCAAGCTAAATGAAGGGAAACCGGGAGATGGTGTTTGCGCTCTATTTGATAGTCCTGACAAAAAATTAAGAATCTATTGTATTCGATTTGCTAACGTTGCTATCATTGTTGGAGGTGGAGGATATAAGCCCAAAAACATTAGAGCTTATCAAGAAAGTTCTTCCTTAAAAAAAGAAGCTGAAACAGTGGTTCGAATATCCAGAATCATATCAGAAGCCATCAAAAACAAGGATATACATCTCGATGATAACGGTTTTTTCTTAGGTAATTTAAAATTGAAGGAGGAATAAATATGAACAATACATCTATTTTGGATACAGTACTTGGCAATATAGACACGAAAAGAGCCAAGAACATGGAAAGACGTATGATGCTTGCTGTAAAAATTGCAGAAGGTATCAAAAGGAAAGGTCTATCCCAAAAGGAATTTGCCGAGAAAATGTGTAAACGTCCCTCTGAGATATCCAAATGGTTAAGAGGAGACCACAACTTTACAACCAGCACTCTTTTTGATATTGAAGATGTTTTGAATATCCATCTTATAGATACCAACGAATATTCTCATGCAGCTTGTCCGGCCTCGATATAATAAAAAAATGAATGGAACAACCCCTGCGGGAGTAACAATGATTAATGCACACGGTATCCTCCTTTTCGTAGGAGGGAAGGAATATTATCTATCGTATGACAGATACCCTTGGTTCAGAAATGCAAAAGTATCGGATGTATTGGACGTGACCATGCCAGACGAGGATTCGTTGCGTTGGGACGCAATTGATGTGGATCTTGAGATTGACAGCATAATCCATCCGGAGCGTTACCCAATTACTTTTCGCTAGAAGACACCGCTCTGGTTATCGAGCAGACACTCTGAAGATCTTGACACATTTACAGAGAACAAAAACCGACCAGCCTCACGGTTCGTCGGTTTTTTTACAACCAAAATCACTATGACAAACGTTCTCTACGCAAAGTAATATATATCATACCGGGCTCATTCTTCGAACCCTTTTCTTTTTTCCCGTATCGAAATCGATTACCTCGACCCACTCGCCATGATTATCCCCGGATTCATCATCGTCCATGAGCAGTGATTTGTTCCGGTCGTTCACCAAATAACCATGTTCCCGTAGCATGGACATGACAAGCGCCAGATCGCTGTCCAATGTCCGCTCATGCGTATACCCGAACGCCTCGTTACATAGTACAAGGAACATGAAGCTACTTTGCGTCACCGGCTCCGACCTACCCAAGTCTCGTTGTTTTCTTGAAGGGCTATTATCTCCTCTTCGCTTAACGGGCTCACAGCTTCCAAAGCTATGATAGTACGAGAAAAAGGGTTACAACCCAGACGAAAGAGAATAGCGTTCAAAAGGATATACAGGTCTTCCCATGTACAATTATCCTTCAGTACCTCCCGGAACCAAGCGGGCATGTCCCCTTTCTTGTTATGGATACCCAAACATACGATCTCAAAGATCAACTCGTCATATTTCGCCATCAACTCCGACAGTACACTATCAAACGTAACATCCTTATGAGCCACGATAGCATCCTTGTCCGCCTTGTCAATCCGCAAGAGTAACGGCCGTATCCTAAACCCGGTCCTTACCGTGATCGGGGTGATAACGATACTATCACCAACGTTCTTACCCGCCGGGATCGTCTCCGGCTTGAACTCGAAAGGAATCACGACTGACCGACTTGTCACCACGTCGCTCTCAATCTGTAGTGCTCGCTTTACGCTCATAGTCTTTTAATCGATTTTGTAATTTCTCAACCTCCTGCCAAATAGCTTCACTAATATCATCACCAGAAGAAACACAGGCTATTTCCTTATTGGGATAAATCAATTTTAGATATAAGTTTTTAAGAAAATATGAATAACCATCAATCGAACACTGCATTTTAGCAATCTCTCTAATTCCTTCCGCATTCATAATCATTTTCCTCTAAAATATAAGAGCCCCGGCAAAAACCGAGGCTCTAGACAACCTAAACAAAAAACATCATTCCGTGTCTTCCGACACGGCCTTCACCGCCCTGCTATACGGGGACGCTTGTTTGCCGGCCGCCGATACCGGTGTCATGATCGTGGCCTTTACCAATAAGAGATCGCAATTCTCCTTATCCGGGGCTTGGCTGATCTTCCCGAACACAGAGCACTTGACAAAGACATATTCCGTGAACTTACCTTGGTACGGTAGGCTCTGTAGCCTGATCGTCTTCAATATCGAGGGCGTAGACAAGGGAGCCTCCCATTTATCACCGGAAACGGTTCCCCCGCAAAACATTTTCATCTCGTCGCTCGTGGGAGAAGGGATAGTGAACTCTATACTGGAAGGATCTCCTTTCCGACTCACCACCGCCCAAGGGTCCTCATGTCCCATGGACGTAAAACTAAGCTCCTTGGCGTCCGAGAAATTGAACGTCACCGTATCCACGTCAACGCATTGGGTGAACTCGGTACCGGCTACGCCATCCCCGGGTTCCGCAACTCCTAAATACGCCACATCCAGCGCTAAACTTCTTTCCATATCACTAATCTAATTCTGTTATAACCTCTAATCTAATATTCGTACAATCGAAGCCATCCTTGGCCTCGCCCATAGGCTCAGACCAGACGATCCGAGATTTCCAATACATCCCCAACGGCGGCTTGATATCCCGCAACACGAACCTCACGCCTCGTACGGTCTCTATCATCAACTGTCGATCCGATACGCCTTTCGAGGGTCTCTTGACGAAGATATTGATATTTATCGATCCCTTGTTGACATAATCTTTCCCATTCAAGGCCAGAGAGCGGATCGTGATATGATTTCTTTTCTCGCCATCGCCGGATTGATCCTTATACAGGATAAAGCCCGTACTCGCCGGCTCAACCGCATTATATACGATATCCACTATATCAAACTGATCTGCCATGTTCAATATCCTTTCTCAGCGAGTTTATCAAATAACGTTCGACTCTGTTTCTTGATCCAATCCTCGGCATGTTCCGTGGAGACAGAGATAACATCCAGATTTTCGATTGCTTCCACATACTTGGCATAAGGCATAGCGGCTACACCAATCAATACCCAGCCCCTTTTATAAAGAGGGATCAGCTCGGAAACCAAACGTTTCGCTTCCCTGATACCGGTCTGTTTATCCGTTCCTTCCGTGGATTGCTCATAGTTCTCGGTCAATATATCGCCATCCTTAACGATCACATAACCGATTGAGCTACGGAGGTTACCGGTATGATTCTGATAGTTCCCTTTTTTTCGAGCGATCTTCACGAACTCTTCCCCGGCACGTTGCAATAACTTGTATATCCGCTCTTCCGCCCGATCCACATAGTAATCGAACCAACGCCCTACTTCCCTATCACTCCACATTGGAGTCAAACCACCTTTCCTTGCCATAAACTACACATAGATTACAGAGTGAGTCTGAAACGGTTCCCAGCTAATGATATCCACATCGAGAGCGATACTGTCAATCCGGATATGCTTCGCGTTTTCCACAGGACGGGCTTTGGTCGAAAACTCACCATGCACGATGAACTCTCTTCCATCGACGTTCCGCTTCAACTGCTGTCCACTATTGGACGGGTAGTATTGCCCAGTGACCTCTATTTCCGTCGGTTTACCGGCAACCAATTCCCCTTTGACCAATTGACAGGATTGAATCGTCACTATCGCAGTATGTGAATATCGCTTTACCATCTGTTTCTCGCCCTTCCTTTGGGTACCTCGATCTTATTGCCTATCAATTCCGCTTTCTCCGGTTCTCCTCCCTCCCGGTATAGTCGTTTCGCCGTAGCGTCATACCATGCACGGGGATACGTGATAGAGAGCTTGTTTTCCGTGAAGTCCGGCAGACCGCCGACCATGGAATAAAGGTCGGCGGCCACCAGCTTTTGTTTTTGGATATCGATCGTCTTACTATCTTCTGTACCTTCAAAACCGCGTCCCGGCAAAACGACGTTATCCAAAAAATCTTCACAGTCAGCCAGACCGGGATAAGCGAGTATCGTATCTCGAATCGTCTTAGCCATGATTGTTATTCTCCGTTTTCAGTATCCTGAATCGTTTGATCCTCCGGTTCGACGGTTTCACCCAAGAATGTCGCCGGGATATCATCCGTACCCTCGGTATCCTCGGAAGCGTTCCAATCCTTCCCATCCACTTTCATGATGAACATGGCATCCGGATCATTCACGACAGGAATAGCGTTCGCTTCCGCTTTCGTCCATTCCTTGAACGGTTCCAGCTCAGACCATTTGGTTACCAAGATCCAATCCTGCTTAACCATGAGAGCGATTTTCTGCAAGGTAGCGGAAGACTCGGCGGCGATCGGCCCATGCTGAATGTCACCCACCTTCAAATCCTCCAAGAAGCATACACGCTTACGCTCCCAAGGATTGATCGTCTTACGACGATGGGCACTATCCTCGATACGGACAGCCGGGTTCACGGTAATGATCTTCACCGGGATCTCCTGCTCGGCCAGATACTCGTTGATGAGATTCTTTGTCACCAATATCTTGGAGGACGAATTAACCCATGCCTTTAACGTGTCGAACGTGGATTTCTGTTTCTTTAGCAAAGAGAAATCAGCCACATGCATTACAACGTAACGGATCGTCACCCCTTCGGCAGAAGCGGCCACAACCGTATCCTCAATATCCTGCAATCCATTGGCCGTTGTAGCGTTACTCCAGTCCGTAGTAGATTTACGCTGGTTCTTCTTCGGCATACCGCAACCGACAAACTCAGCCGTAACGACACCGCCATTGTTCTTTGCCGACAAATGGAAACCCGCACGGCTCATGAGCTGCATACACCACCATTCGAAACGGGCACGAACGGAGTTATACACGAAATCCTGATCCTTGAAACCCAGATTCAACAATGCCAACTGGTCCGCGTCACCTTGCGCGTCACGTTCCAATTGCTTATACTCGTTGTAATCGCTCTCGTTCATGCCACGCTTGACGGCTGTCTTCGGGATATCGCCGGACAGCTTGCTGATCACCTCACGGGTCTTCTGCGGTGCGGAAGCGTCGAAAGAGATCACGTCTGCCATTACCGGAGCGCCTTTCTCACCGGTCAGAGTCTCCCACTTCAACGAGGTCTTTCTTTTCACCCCGAAGAAGTTCGGGAAGACAACCGGTTTCACATGACGGGTATTCAAACGGGCCGCCATGTTCTTTTTATTCACTTGCTTAATTAAACTTCTTTCCATATATCTGATTTTAATGGATTACACAAAACGGATAAACGACATTAATGCCTTCAAGTCCTTATCTACCGGGAACGGCATACAGGATTCGTTTACCGTACCTCTTACCAGTAACCCGGACTGCTGGTTGGCTACAGTCAAGTCGACTTTATTCATCGTGACAACCAATTCGCCATCATAAGGCAACTTGGCGGCTTTCGCAGCCTGTTTGTCTTTAGCCTGAACCAATACCTGACCTTTTGCGGCAGCACCGATAGTCGCTTCCAACGTGATCGTATCAAACTCCGCATTACTCTTATCAATAGCCGTGATCTTATCGGACGCGCCTGTCAAAGCTCCACCAATCGTCACGAAGTCACCCACACCAAACAGATGGTTCTTGGCTACCTTATACGCTGTCGCATCGGCAGCGGCCGCTTCTGAAACCAACGCTGTTTTCAACACATGATACAATCCCGTTTCCGGATCTTTCACCACGATCACGATCGGAGGAAGCTCGTCCAACGACTTGCCATTGAACAAAGCGTTCCGCAAATCCCGGCGGTCAATCGTCCCACCGCCGATCACATCCTCAATAATCTTTTCAATTCCGGGAGGATACTGGAATTCTCTTTCTCTTTTTCTGTACATAACGTTACACTTTTCTTGGATTATTCAATACCCAGGTTCACCACACCGGGATTATTCGCGCTCTTGTCGGCATCCTGATCCATCAGCTTCGCCCAATCCGCCTCGGAACGCTCCGGAAGATTCACGGAACCGGGAGCGTAATCACCACGGGCCACGGCATCATCGATCGCCTTTTGCTGGATTCCGGTAAACTCTTTGGAAAGCGCCTTGATTTGATCCTCGATAGAGGTTTCCGAAGCCAAGTCCACACGTCCCAGCCAGTTATCCGGAAGACCGGCATCCTTCAACTGCTTACGGACTGTTTCTTTCTTAGCCTCGTTTGCCGAGTTGGTAATGGAATCGCCCACCTTCTTAGCCATATCATCGACGCTCTTCCTCATACTTTCCAGATAAGCTTTCAGTTCCGGGCTAAGATCCTTCAACAGCTCTTCTTCCGTTTTCTTGTTCTTATCCGGATCTTCTACCGGTTTACCATCCTTCAACCCATGCTTGGCTTCATAAGCGGCGACAGCGGCCGTTTCAGCCGTAGTCTTAGCTTCATTCTCCGCTTCTTGGATTGCCGGAAGAATATTATCCTTGAACAGGTCCACGAAAGCCTCCATCCCCTCGGCTTTCTCAATCTTGAACGTCTTTTGAATACGTTCCGCATACTTCTCCGGCACGCCTTTTGTCTTACATGCCGCCTTGATTAAATCTAAAATTGTCATAAGAGTTTTCTGTTTAAAATATAAGGGAGAGAAAGAAAATTCCGGGTATAAAAAAAGCCCACCGGACAACCGGCAGGCTTCATTTCAATTATTCCTATAAGAATCTATCTTGTCAAATCATGTGATTGGATCTAAGCCATTGTTTGCCAGAAGGCGTAAGGCAATAGATCAAAAATGCGGCACAAGGTATGCCTATCACGGCGAATCCAATTATAGCTCCCATTACTTATCCTCCTTTTTCTTATTCGTTAATACCAATCCTGCTATTAAGGCTAAAATAGAAGACGTAAAGCCTAGGCCATAAATCAGCCACTTATTATCTTCCATATCCTTGAATAAAGACGCTACCACTACACCTGTAAAGATATATTTCGAGACATCAATCAAATAGTTTCCTAATTTCTCTTTCCACATAACGCAAAAATAGCACAACAAGATGAAAACGCAAAGGTATTTCTATTTTTTCTTGTGGGATTCAGAATTAGTGCTCATCTTTGTGGTGCGTTACATACATCGAGGTAGATATGCTACCAAATTTAATTACTACGGATATTTTATATTCGTAGGTTTAGCATATATAACGGTTTCATACCCCCGTGTGAAGGTTTAATGACCCCACTGCCTCGATGGTGTAACGCAACGGGAAAGGTGAAACCGTTTTTATTTTCTATCAAAACAAACATTCTAAAAAAGATATGCGTAATCCATCGAAGAATTGTTTGTCGGGAAATAATAGTACCCAACAACCAACGGCCCAACCCTCCGAAATGGGAAAGTACTCCACTCCAGAACTGCAAGCCGCATTCAATTCCGGTCGAGAGATAGGAAGAACCGAAGGAATGCTATACTACATCAAGCACGCTTCCGAGAACATGCAAAAGGAGGCTGAGAAGTTAAATTCGAAACTACAGGCACAAAAAGCGAAAGTATAATAGAGATATTACGTGGCAATTGAGTAAACAATTTAGAGGGCATCGGGTGTATTCTGTAAACTGCCACTTTACTACAGAATCCCCGTTGCCCTCATTTTCTTTAATGAAGCAACCATTCAGCGAACTCCTCATGATCCATCATAATCGGTGTAGCCACACATATACAGTGCGGATGCCATCCGGTAAACTTGAAATCTTTCGGATATTTGCCAGCCTTGGCATCACACACAGGACACGGCCCGTGATTCGTCGGCGAACGCTCCACCTCTATACCAGTCACAAAATCCATATTCTGCCAACGCTCGTAGTCGGCAGTACGAAACGCTTTATTTGTTTTCGTCGCAGCCAAGCGAAGAGCATTTTTATAAGACGAGCGATAAACACCCTGCCCCGGATGATAATCTTTCATCGGTTGGGATGGGACCAATTTGCCATTCGCATCCCTTACACGGCGGAAACGACGGTTGGGTTCGTTTAGTAATTGCCGTATATCTTGGCTGATCAACGCTGCCGGACGACCAGAGGACAAACCCGAAGAAAGATAATATTCCAAATTATCCTTAGCTCCGTCCGTTATATCCCAGACACGGGAGGATATGGTTTTACCAAATTCATCCTTACGTTTCAACAGGGTATTCAGCGCATCTGCACTTCTGGAAAACATCTTATCCTTCAACGTTCTGGATATGGCCATATCCTTGATATAACCTGTTACCAGTTCATCCGCTTTCCTATTGCCTAAATTCCATACATCGGTAACCGTATTGGATATGTTGCTTACGAGCTGCGTATGCAGGTCATCCAACAGACGTTCGATTTGCTTCTCTATGGTAGCGTTGCCTATCCATACACGGTCACCTCCATGATCCGACCATTTAGCCAAAAGAGGTCCTATCCTACGGACAAACTCGTCAAACGAATACTTTATGCTACCTTGTTGCCGGAACAGACATTGCAGGAATTGTCGCTCATGAAATGATAGTTCTTTCATTCTCCATATCCCATTGTTAAGCCGATCATATTATTGCGTTGCGCTGCTGTATCTTCCTCTTCCTCCATCAGCTTCATTTCTTCATCCAAGTCTTCCGTCAAAGGAGAATGAGCCGTAACCGTGCGTTGAGCGTTGATCGGTTTACCTCCATTGGCAAGGGACAGAGTTTGCAACGTCTCGGACAGATCTTCCGGCAAAATAGAACCAAATTCCACATCGATCAGGTTGTTCACCAATTGAGAACGATACTTGATGTTGGTAATATTGCATATCCCGGCCAACACGACCGACACACAACGTTGTACGACCGGACCGAATGTTTCCATGTTCTCACTCGCCTTGATAGTGGCATCCATCAGCATGAATTTACGGGCAACACCGGACAGGTTACCAATGCCTTTCAAGTTATCAAAGGAAAGATCAGGCGTGGATGTACCGGAAAACAGCTCGCATTTGGTTTCTTCCAACTCTTTATCCACAGATGGTTGAGAGCCGTTCCAAGTAAGGTATTCCGCATCGCCATGATACAATTGTTGCGTTTCCGGATGTACTTTAGACGTAAAAGACAATTCTTTGCCGACAGTGTCTTTAGTCGGCAGGTCAGCCACATCGAATGTCTTCAACATCGGATCACCATAGTAATCATTTGTATCCACCATGCGAGAAATACGCATTTCACGAGCATCCATCAGAAACGCTACTTCATCCCATTCAGGTTGGAATACATCGGCATACACAACCGGAATTTTCCCAAATAGATTGGGAACCTCTTTTATCACCCAGCCACCCATTTCATCGATAGCCGTAATAATCTTATCCGCCATCCAAATCGTGCAGCTGTTCCGGATCATACCATTAGAGTTCACTTGGTAACGATGGATAAAGGCATCCATATCATCGTTATCGTCGAAATGGGGATAAAATTCAGAGAAAGTATTTTCATTACGGGGAACAGAAAGTGTTTTTACTTTTAACTCCGTAATCAATTTGCCGTCTAATCCTTTGGAGGTATACGGATAGAACACAAGAGCAGCCTTACTTTCAGAAAGCACCTTGCGAGCGAATGACTTCAAGACGGATTGCATCTTCAACCGGCGTTCCCATACACGCTTGAACTCTTGAAAACCATCGTTTTGATCAGCTCCGGTAATCGTCATTTGCCCGCCGAACAGGAAAGCGACAGAGGTACGCACCTCCTTCTTCGGAAAGTTGGTTACGATACGGGCCACATCTACGATCTTATCAGGAAGGCGTACTGGTTCACCATTTTTATCCACCAAAGTATCCGAATAGACTTCTAAACGCTTAGGCTCACGCCAGCCAACAGAAGTTTTACGTCGCCGGCGCTCACCGTGGTATTCTCTGTAATATTCCCTTGGTTCCCGGTATTCAATCGTATCGACACATAACGTACTGACTACCTGCCCAAAATCTTTATTCGCAAGAATTTCGCTTATACTTGGCATAATTGTTTTATGCTAAAATATAAAAGCAAATGTTTTTTCGCTGTCAATACGGCCAGTCTAAACAAGTTCACTTTGAAATATAAAAACCGAGAACACATATCAAAACGCAAGTATGTGGCAGAAAAATATCGGGATTTTATCTAACACGTGTCACAAATATCGAAAAAACACTTTCATTTTACCACTTATCGTCCTCTTGCTACCCGACGTACAGAGTTAGCCTTGCACAACCCAATAAACTCTACATTCTCGGCAAGGATCGTCATACCATCCGGCGCATCATCATGCTTGTTACCACCCTCTTTCTTATAGCTGGTCAAAGCTTTCATAAACCGGTCGTAATCCGAACCTTTCTTATACTCGCTTTCTTCCAAGAAATAACAATGCTTCTTAATCCAACCAGACTTCAACAAGATACGTGTATCCTTATTGGCCGTTGTAGGTTTCGCTTGAATGATACATTTCTCGTTCTTTGCCTTTACAGCCTTACGAACATTGAGAGCGAAGATACGGCCACCATTGTTACTCTCGATACGCATATTGTCGCAACGGGTATCAAGGATCAAGGAAACCAACTTCGGTTCGGTGATCTCGACATTATCTTTCGTAAACAGCACATCGGTAATAAAATACTTCGTACCGAATACTTTGGCAATAGGCGCACAGAAATCATCGTCTCCCTCATCGGCCACATCGGTAGCTCCAATAACACCGTCCGGTTGCTTGCCCTCAATATCAGCCAATTTAAATCGGTTAAGCTCCGATTTCGGGAACAACAACCCGATTGCCTCGATTGGATCTTGCATATACTCGGCACACCAAATGGAATCATCCGTTTCCTCCCGTAGTTCATGGTAATACTCTGTCGTATGTACATCCTCGCAGAAAGAACAATCGTTCTCATCCAATGCGGCGATACGGATAATTTCGTCATATTTCCCCATTTCCTCCATACGGCCGAGAACGTCCGTAGCCGACCAGCGGGTACCGATGTCGATTGAGCAACAATTCCCTTCGATACGGGAATCATGCGTTCCCTGCTTCCACGACCAGACCTTTTCGTTATTGGTGTCAGATAGTGCATCCTCCAAACTCTTATACAAGTCGTCGGTCATAGCCAACATAGAAGCACCGAAGCCGATCACCGTACCGCCTACACCAGCCCCGAAGTAACTCACCTGCCGGGCAGCTTCCAAGCTCCAGCCATGCACGTTCTGTTTATCACCACGCAATTGTATATCTGGGAAGATTTCCTTAAACCGGGAAGAACGGACGATGTCGCGCGTGTCGTAAGACAGCTTGTTATACAGCGTATCGGAACAGCAGTTACGCATGACCGATTCTTCCGGAAAATGGCCGAGCATCCACGATATGAACAAAGACGAGATGTAAGATTTTCCCGCACGTGGAGGCATAGAAACAGCCAACCGGCGAATAACACCCGACACATACGATTCATATACACGAGTGAAAGCATCAGCCACCTTCTTCAAGAACAGACGCTTAGCGAAGAACTTGGGGTCATGATATAAACAATAGGCCCAGAAATCATTCCGAGCCTCCCGTTTGCGCAATATGGTCGCCGCCTTTGCCTGCCTAATCAATATTTCTCTCTTACTCTTTTTCGCCACGGATAATTGCTGCTAGTTCTTCATCCGACATCGATTCCAATTCATCCCCCAGCTTAACAAGGTTCTCGACCTCTTTC